GCGAACGCGGGACTGCGTGGTGGCGGATGCAGTCGTAGTCGAACCTCTCTCCACCCGATAACAGGGAAAAATACAGGGAAAAGCCGATTTATAGGGGCAAAAATCTCGGCCGCATGCATCAGATAGGCCGATTTTTAGCGGTTTTCCGGCGTGATGTGTCGGCAAAAATAACAGGGAAGCAAAATTACGGTAACAGGGAAAAAGGCGGACAAAAACAGGGAAAAGGAGGTCCGCCAGCGTAGCAAGGACGTTCTTGCAGGACGGCCGCTTTCGACCGCACCGACCTACTGCCTGGAATTGCCAACCGCGATTGGATCGCTTATACGTAGGGGGTCTTATGAGGCTTTGCTTTCGGCCGACTATCGCGGCCGCGGTGCAGTAGCGTATCAGCACTGTGAGCCGAGGTTAGGCCATGGGTGGCCTCACGATCCATTACAAAGACGCTGCACTGCTTCGATCGCGTAAGCGCAATCCGCGCACTCATACGCCAAAACAGATCCGGCAGATTGCCGCGAGCATCAAAGAATTCGGCTTTGTCAATCCGGTCTTGGTCGATAGCTTCGATGGCATCATAGCCGGCCACGGCAGGGTCGAGGCAGCAAAGCTGCTCGGCATGAGCGACATTCCAACGGTATGTGTCGACCATCTCACTCCCGCTGAGATCCAAGCGTACGTCATTGCCGACAATAGGTTGGCCGAGCTCGCCGGCTGGGACCGCAAGCTCTTGGCGCTTGAGCTACAGGAACTGTCAGTTCAACCAAACTTTGACGTCGCTGTTACCGGTTTTGACACTGCCGAGGTTGACATCCTGATCGGTGAGTTAAGCGAGGATGCGCCGGACGAAGTGGATGAAGTACCTGCCATCGACCGAAGCCAACGATCCGTGTCCAGGCTCGGCGATCTTTGGAGAGTTGGGGACCATTACCTGCTTTGCGGGAATGCGCTGGAGCAGCAGAGCTACCGGCGGCTGCTCGGCGATACAAAGGCCCAGTTGGTTTTTAGCGATCCACCCTACAACGTTGCTATAGGGGGCAATGTATCGGGGCGCGGCAAGCACAAGCATGGCGAGTTCGCCATGGCTTCCGGCGAAATGAGCCGAAGCGAGTTTACAAACTTCCTAAAGACCGCATTCGAACATCTCTGCGCTTCCAGCACCGACGGTTCGATTCATTTCATCTGCATGGATTGGCGGCACATGCGTGAGGTGCTCGATGCCGCCGAACAGCTGTACGGAGACCCCAAGAATCTCTGTGTCTGGATCAAGAGCAATGCCGGGATGGGAAGCCTATATCGCGCGCAGCACGAACTGGTATTCGTATTCAAAAATGGCAATGGACCGCACATTAACAACGTGGAGCTTGGCCGCTTCGGCCGCAACCGCAGCAATGCCTGGCATTGCGCCGGCGTGAATTCCTTCGGCACCGAACGCGAGGCGGACCTCGCCATGCATCCGACTGTTAAACCATCGGCGCTGGTCGCCGACGCCATTATGGATTGCTCCCGGCGCGGCGCAGCAGTTTTAGATGCTTTCGCCGGCAGCGGCACCACACTCATCGCTGCTGAACGGACGGGCCGAAAAGGCTTCGGAATTGAGCTCGACCCCTACTACGTCGACGCCACGCTGCGGCGATTCAGCGTCGCTTACGGGCAGAAGGCTTTTCACGCCGAGTCGAAGAGAAGTTTCGAAGTCATTGAAACCGAGCGCTTGGAGAATACAGGATATGAGCAAAATGAACGGTACGCTGAGGGCCAACATTCCTCCCCTGGCCGCAGGCGGTATGCCAAAGGTCGGTCGCGGTAACCCACCGAAGCACACGCGGTTCCAGAAGGGCGTCAGCGGCAACAAGAACGGCCGGCCCAAAGGTTCGAAGAATCTCAGCATGCTTCTGATGGAAGCGGCTCGCGATCAAGTTACCGCCACGATTGACGGCAAGCAGCGCAAAATCACCAAGATTCAAGCAACGGCCATGCAACTGGCTACCAAGGCCGCGGGCGGCGATCAGGCCTCCATCGCCAGGTTTCTTGACTGGATTGACGAGATCGAGAACCGCGCAGCGGCCTCCCACCCTGAAGAGTTTCCGTTCAGTGAGGCAGATCGTCAGGTCTTACGGACAATCTACGATCGCATGAAGCTCTGCAGTCCGCCGTCGGTGGGAGAATAGGATGGCCCGCTCGCCGGACAGTCTTTACGCGCACATCTTGCGCAATGATTTTTACGCCTTCATACATCGGGCCTTTCTGGAACTCAATCCGCAATCGGCATTTGAGCCGAATTGGCACCTGGATGTCCTGGCCGCAAAACTCGAGGAGGTTCGGCTTGGGTTCTGTAAACGGCTGATCATCAATATCCCGCCTCGACATCTGAAGTCGCATGCCGCCTCGATCGCATTTCCTGCGTGGCTGTTGGGCCATGATCCGGCCATGCAAATCCTTGCAGTCAGTTATGCGCAGGATCTGTCGGACAAGCTCGCCCGTGACTGCCGCGCGCTGATCACCAGCCGCTTTTATCAGGCTTTGTTCGATACCCGGCTTTCGGCTGATCGCAATGCAGCAGCAGAGTTCGCGACCACTGAGGCGGGGTACCGGCTTTCGACGTCGGTCGGTGGCGTGGTAACCGGGCGCGGCGCCGATGTCATCATTGTTGACGACCCCATGAAGGCTGACGAAGCGCTCTCGGAACCGCGACGGCAGGCGGTCAGTTCCTGGTACGACAATACGCTCCGTAGCCGCCTCAACAGACAGGAGCAGGGCGCAATCATTATTATCATGCAGAGGCTGCACGCAGACGATCTTGTGGCGCATCTGCAGCAAACCGAGCCCTGGGATGTGCTGTCTTTTCCTGCAATTGCAGAGAAGGACGAGCACTACGATATAAGAACGCCGTATGGCAGGCGGCTTATTAACCGGAAGTCCGGCGAAACCCTTCATCCGGCGCTTTTATCTGCCGCCGCACTCGACCAGCTGCGCCACACCATGACGGAATATAATTTCGCTGCGCATTATCAGCAGGACCCGCAACCTGCGTCGGGTCTCATCGTGCGGCGCAGTTGGCTTAGATTCTACGGCGAGAAGGAAAAGCCGGAAACCTTCGATGAGATTGTCCAGAGTTGGGATACCGCAAATAAGGTGACTGAACTCTCGGATTACAGCGTGTGCACGACGTGGGGCGTCAAAGGTCCACAGATGTATTTGTTGGACGTATTCCGCCACAAGCTGGAGTTTCCTGCGCTCAAACGCAGGGTTTGTGAGCTCGCAAATCTCTGCCGCGCCACGGCGGTTTTGGTAGAGGATAAATCATCGGGCACACAATTGATCCAGGAACTACGCGCAGATGGATTTGCGCTCGTGCAGGCGGCGCCCACAAACAATGACGACAAGGTCATGCGGCTGCGCTCCCAGACCGCCAAGATAGAAGGGCAGTTCGTGCTGTTTCCCGAAAAGGCGCACTGGCTCGATGCCTATCTCCTCGAGCTCATAACCTTTCCAAACTCCAAGCACGACGACCAAGTGGACTCGACGGTCCACGCACTCGCCTGGAGCACACAAGAAGCGACCAAGCCGGGGATGGGGGTCTTTCAATTTTATAAGCTGGAAGCAGCGAAGCAAAACCGAAACCTGGAAAGCGCAGAGACCATGATCCGCGTAGAGGTGCCACCAGGCCCCACGCATTGGATACTGATCACGGGCAGGCAAGTCGCTGTTCCGCCGGACCGCATCATAAGCGGGACAGAAGAAGAGTTGGCGCCGGTTCTGCAAAACGGTGGCAAGCGCGTGTGCTGACTGATGTCGATTATCACTAGTCGCGCCTGATTCACTAAGATTGCAGAGAACGCATTGCGCCCCTCCTCCCGAGCGGCGACTTCCTCGATCAAGGCCTGTTTGTTTGGAATGCGGCGGGGTCAAGCATTGGGTGGAGAAGCGCTCGACCAGCCGTCTCGCTTCGGCACGCGGGAAAGCCTCGTGAGTGACGCCGCGCTGTGAAAGTTGAGGTTATCCTGGACGAGCAGGATGATCTTGACACGCGGGAAGCGGATGTCGGCGAAATCCTTCAAGACGTAGGCGTAGTAGAAAGAAGCTCGCCGTGGCCCCTAGAAACGCCGTCAATCGGCCTGGGCGCCCACGCGCTCCTGCAACGCAACAGGCCCTCTCTGCCGGTGCCGGCAAAGAAGGTGGGGCGCCTACCGCACAGGAAGACCGAGGCTATGGTGCTGCTGGGACCATTCAGCGGGCAGAGCAGTAAGGCGAGTAATGCCCATCCCATGAGGTAGCCGCCCGTCGATGGCCGCCTTGACGAGATCGGGGGCGAGGAAAGCGAGCGAGATCATCAGATTCACTTTTCGCACACTGCAATTTTCTCGTTGTGCGATGCGGTCCGCGGTTGTGGTCGCATCAGCGATCAGTTCATCGAGCCATCGGCGTCCGCGGGCAATGGCGGCGACCAAGGTCGCGCGCGTTTCCGAACGCATTGGACGAGCGTGGTAGGTCCCTTCAGGCAGAACGATTTCGCGCCGCCTCGTTGACGTTGTCTTACGCCAAGGCACCCGAAGGGGGCCATCCGTCTCTTGACCGTCGGGTGCCTGAGGTCCGGCAAGTTCGATCACAAGATGTTCTGAGTGCACCTCGACACGGGCGACGTGTTGCTTGATGAGGCTCGGGTCATCGATCGGGTCCGACAGCTTGAGGTGTTCGCGAACCGACCTAATGACCAGGGCTTCGACTTCTGTAGCTGGTACCCGGCGCACCGATCCGGCGCGCGCGGCCGCGCCTTGAAACAGCACTGACGACAGATAGTACCGGTACTTGAACCCGCCCTTACGCGAATGGCTCGGGCTCATGCGGTTGCCGCGATCATCGAAGATGCGGCCAGCGAGCAGAGCCTCGGATTTTATTCGCATCGCCTTATGGCTGTTGATCTGTTCGTTCAACTTGGCCTGGACCGCATCAAACAGGCCCCGATCGAGAATAGCGGGTTGTTCGCCCTGGAGAACCTCACCCTTGAACGAAACCTCGCCGATATAGAAGCGATTGCGCAGCAGGTGGGCGAGCGATCCCCGTGTGAACGGGATCCCGCCGACGGTCTCCCCAGTCTTCAGCGTTCGAACTTTGGTGACGATGCCCTGGTTGCGGAGTTCAGCCATGAGCCGATTGAGACTGCCAAACTTGAGATAGTTTCGGAAGATGCTCTTGACTCGCCCCGCCTCATCCTCATTGACGGTGATCTTGCGGCGCTTGGTGTCATAACCGAGCGGGGTCATGCCGCCGACCCAAAGCCCTTTGCGCTTGGAGGCGGAAATCTTGTCGCGGATGCGCTCGGAGGTCACTTCCCGCTCGAATTGGGCAAATGACAACAGCACATTCAAGGTCAGCCGGCCCATCGAGGTGGTGGTGTTGAACTGCTGGGTGACCGAGACGAACGAGACATTGTGCTGGTCGAAGAGCTCGACCAGCTTGGCAAAATCCGCCAACGAACGGGTCAGGCGATCGACCTTGTAGACCACGATGACGTCGATCTTGCCGGCCTGCACGTCCTGCAGGAGCCGCTGTAGGGCGGGCCGGTCGGTGTTGCCACCCGAGAAGCCACCGTCATCGTAT